GCGTAATAACAAGGGAGACGCGGTCACTCACGCCCGTGCCGGTCAGCGTCCCAGTCGCCGCGCCAGAGAGTGTGATCGACCCAGTGCCGTAGAACGACAGGATATTGGTCGCGCCCACAGTCACTGTGACGGTCTGCGTCGCCAGCGTGGCGCTGTTTAACAGCATATTGTTCGGAGCCCACGTCAGCGTCCCGGTGCTGTCAAAATACATCCGGTTGCCGGTGATGCCGCTGCTGTCAAGCCAACTGGGCGTGACGACGTTTGGATCGCTAAACAGCCCGACAATCGAGGGGAGATACCCGCCAACCTGCCGCCGACGACGCAGCAGCGGCATAAGGGCGCGAGCCGATCTCACTAGTAAAGCCCACGCATGACGATGATAGCGTCTACCGCATCGCCCGTGCCCCCGGAAATGCTAGGTCGTATATGAGCTGCGGAGCAAGTAAATTCAAAGATCGCCCCGCTCGTCGCGGAGATGTTATTGCCCTGCAAGTCTTTGACCGCAACCCAGTTTGTCCCATCGTTGCTCATCAGGAGCCCTAGTGTGGCCCCTCCAAATGTGCCAACAAACTGGACACAACCCGCAAGCCCCCACTGTTCAGTGACGGTAAACCTATTGATCGTATCGCCCGTGGCGAGCGCCGCCCATTTAAGCTGCGGAACCTTATCGACGACGGAGATAGCCGGAGAAACGGTAGCCATGCCTTCACCTCTAGGCCGCCCATGGCCCGCGGGAAATATACTCTATGTCAACATAGGGCGCAAGCCGCAAAAAACCCCCGGAGCCGAAGCGCCGAGGGTAAGTCTCAGGAGAAAACACATGAGTGAACGCGCCTGCCACCGGCTCATTCACCTTCCATATACTACGTCCACCCGAGGGATGCAACAGGTTTGATCTCTCGCAAGCGTGGCCCAGCGACCCCGCCGTCCGCCGTAGCTATATGTAAACAAAGATACTGCAGCGCCTCAGCTACGTGCGAGTGGGCGTTTTTGTCGATCACCCGATCCCCCTTGGGCTTAAACTTATAGCCTCCCATCATGGCGGCCTTGAGCCTTATGCACCTCGGGTCCACCAGAAACGCTGGGTCTCCATCGACTTGGCGCATGAGGAAGTCATCCACGGCATTGAGCCGCGCGCTGACGGAGTTGGTCCGCGCCGGGATAACCCTGAACCCCTCAGCCTTGATGATATCCACCGCGCTGCGCTCGTCGGTCTGCGCCCGCTGCGTCCCCGCCGGGTCGGTAATGACAATAACCGGCATCCCGGAAAACCGTTCATGGAGCAGCGGCTTGAGCACCGTGCGCGTGAAGCGCTGAACGCCCATGTCGAAGCTGACAGCCTCGGCCAGTATCAGTGCGCGCCCGCGCGGGTCTTGCTGTCCAATGACCGCGGCAGGAGTGAGGCCAAGGTCCATGCCCACAACGATTGGGCGCACTCCGTTGGTAATAGGCCGTAAGGCTGCAGCGGCCATATGATAGTCTGGTCTAAAATATTTGTATACAGGAAGTCCAGCACTGGACAGTCCGTATTCTCCGTCAATATAGACACGAATGTATTCGTCGGATCGGCCTTGTGTATCATAATAGCCATCTGGCAAGTTGTCGATGTTTTCGGCATATGGGCTTCGTCCGCTGGGCTGTTTGAAAACCTGCCATCCGTTATCATTGGGGCTCACTCCATCTTCAGGGTTCAGGTGTTCTAGCTGGTAATACCACCATGTCTCCATGACGGGAGGGTTGGTGTCGCCCCACATCCCAAACCACGTTGGCCCACCATCCTTGGACGACGGAAAGCGCCCGATACGTTTAGACATCGCATCCACAATGTCTGGGTGAATATCCCGACACTCGTTGAACCACGCGCCTGTCAGCTCCAGCGAGTTCAGGTTCGCCACATCGTCCTCGTCATCGAGCGCGCGGAACATAATCTCACTCTCTACGTCGCCCACGTTGAAGAAGTAGGTCTTGGTCGTGCGCATAAACTGCCCGCACACGCCCGGCGGAAACCAGTCGAGGAACGTCTTGATCGTCGTATCTTGGAGCTGCCTAGCCGTTTCGCGCACCACGGCGAACCGCGTGCGCCGCTTGCCTCGGGAGTCGGGGGCCTGTATACTGGCTCTCCTAATCACTTCAAATGAGCAAGTGACCGACTTCCCAGACCCTACAGGCCCCATAAGCACGCGCATCTTCGCGTCGCTCTGCATGAACTTTGCGCCGGTCGGTGGCGGGGTATAGTTAATATCAAGGCTCATGTGTTTCCTAGTATACTGTCACGGCGTAGCTGACGCCGCGGCGCTTGCGGCGCATGATCTTGGTCCGGTAACTAATCTGCTCGAACGCACAGGCGCGCTCCACCATGCTGGCGATTATGGGGCTACGCATCTCAATCGTCGTCGCCGTCTTCTGCTTCGATAGCTGTCGCATCGACAATCTTAGCCGCTCCAATGGTCTCTCCACCAAGATTGATTTGAATGCGCACGCCACCGCCGCCTGCGCCAATTTCATTTTGATCGCCCTTGGGCTCCAGCCCAGCCACCTTGGCTGTCCACTTGATGAGGTCTGCTTTGACGGCTGCGCCCACGTCCGGGCTGTGGATAAGCAACCACGAGGTCTTGAGAAGTTCTTCGGCCTGAGCCTTGGCCTTCATGCGGAAGGTGACGCCCTTGTTGCGTATCTCGTCCCTGAACTCACCAATCTTCTTGGCGAATACGGGATCGCGTCCGAAAGAGATCAGGTCTTGCGCCGTCACCTGATGGCGTTCCAAAATCTCATCCATGTCGTCGCCGCTTTTCTCCAAGCGAAGCGCGAGGTCGAAAGCAAGGCGGTCGGACCACTTGGTGTAGGGTTCCTGTAGCATGGCGTCAGTGTAATGTTTTATGAATGTAAACGCAAGGTGGGAAAATATTGGGGCGCGATGAATGTAGACAGCTAGGCAAAGTATACATTTTGTTTTTTGGGGTCGTGGTTTGTGAGCGATACTACACATACCCCCTGCCAAGCCAACGCTTGTCCATGTGGCCCCCCTCCCCGCCGCCGCGTCGGTCAATAGCAAAGCTCTAGCCCACAGTGAAGCCTAAGCCCAAGGCATAGCACAAGCTAAACGCCCCCGCCGCATAGCATGGCGCATATGAATAGACTGGCATGGCGGATTACAGACAACAAAAAACCCGGCTTTTCAGCCGGGTTCAATGCTCTTGCGATGTAGATGCTAGGCTAGCTAAACAGCCAAATGAATAGCGGTATAGCTGCTAGCGCGACGGCGAATAGTTCAAGCTCTAACACTATTCAACCCCCTTATGAACTAGCGAACGGATTTTTAGGTCACGGCGAATGACGCGATAAACGCGCGTCGTGATTGTGCGGCCTTTGCGGCGACTGTATATCGTGGCAATCTGTTTCATAGGATACCCTCGCGGAGAAGAGAGAGGGACGCCGTAGCGCCCCTTAGAAGCTGATTAGAACCACTTTTCACCCTTGGCCTCTTTTTTAGGCTTCATTTCGCTTTCATCGACGATGGCAACGGCCAACCGGCCAAAATTATATCCGAATTTCAGAGACTCGCCGTCTTCGACTTTTCCAGCCTTTTTGCTTTCCGCAATAAAGGACAATTCAAAATCTTCCCGCGCGGCTCTCGCCTTTTGCTGCGCCTCTTTAAGCGCCAAATATTTCCGCTTCATAGTCGCGCCCATGGCGTCGGCGTTTACATTGATCCAGTCAAGTTTGGTTACATAAGCCATTTTGTTTTCTCCTAAGTATGTCGCCGGGTGTTTCCGCCGATGTTTTGAAATTAGCGCCGATTGGCGCGCATGTCAATCGGCTTTCAAAAAATATTTTTACAGCACAGCCTTAGCTAATGGTCAAGAACAAGCTAACGGTCAAGAACAAGCTACTTCGCGCGACGCGCGTATGAGGGCCAAATGTATAGTTATTGGGCGCTTGCATAGTTATCGGGGCGCTAAGTAAAGAAAGTAAACCAAGTAACGCGAAATTATATATGAATAAAAGCCTAAAGTATACAAAGTATACATGTATACCACAAGCTAAGTGCTTGTTTCTCCATTATTATTATTATTAAGAGTACTCTATGTATATATATATATAAGTAAAATAAGTAAAAAAAACTCGATTTTTTGAAAATCATAAGCCTTTAGAGGGGTCAAAAGAACAAAACAAGAACATGTATACTTACTATTTGTATATATACATTGTATACTTACCCAAAATCGCCCAGAAAAATAATTGTAGTAGCCTTTTATCTCAAAATTTTTTACTCATTTTACTTAATGTTGTTTTTATTACACTTTCAGGCCCCATTTTTACTTAAAATCTTACTTGTATACACGGTATTTTTTACTCATGCGCCAATAGTCACCTACGCCACATTTCAGCCACACTAGTTAACTATACATTTCTGATATACACAGCCCCACCACATCTATACATGTATACTTATAACTATACAAACTCGCCGCGTTACCGGGCGTTGCTTTGTGGTATACATCATGGTTGTTCTACCGTTCCGCGCCAATAGTCACCTCCGCCACAATTTAGCCGCACCCGCCAGCCCTTTTCCTGTGCATACCCGTAATGTATACCTATACATCCGGCGAACGGCCAAGCCGAAGCCTGCGGCTCGCAAGCCATTGAAATCGTTGGCGCTTGACAAACCGCGCCGACTGGCGTAGATTAATCGAGCCGCTAGGTCTATGCGGCGATCTATATAGGAGATATATACATGGCTATGCTTATATGGCGCTTGAAGAATATCTGGTATCTCATGGTATATCGTAGGGTATCCCCATGGCTTTTGGACGACATTGTGTGGGCAGTGCAAGATTTGCTGGAAGCCGTTCGGTTTATACTGCGTATACTTATCTTCGCCAGTGTGTTCGTCGTGGTTTTCCTCAACCTCGCTGAAGTTGTTCTGTATATCGCCTCTATCGCGGGAGAAGCACTATGAATACAATCATCCGTAAGGATTGCCGTGGCAACTGGAAGGCCGATACGCGCATAGAGTTCGACGCTGGCATTGGCGGGGACAGCGACATTGGCGGGGACAGCGGCAAGCGCCAAGTGCTTGAGATACACACCGGCAAGAACCACCGTGGTGAGTTATATACTTCCGCCAGTGTTCACAAGATCGACGGTGCGTTCTCTACGTTCGTCATGTTTCAAGACTTCCACAAGGTCATGGTTGCTACACGTATTCGCTGCACTGAGAAGGCCGTGAAGGCGCAGCACGACGATGTGCTGTCGCGTATAGCCAGCATCAAGCAGTACGCCAAGCAGCATTACTCTGACAAGGAGGCGTGAGCATGGCTACTATCCGGCAAAGACTGGCCACACTGGCCAAGAAAGACCCGATGGCTGTCAAGCTATTTGCTGTCTGGTGCGCTAGGCAGGCGCTTGAGCATACCAGCGACTGGCGCGTTGTACACTGCGTAAACATCGCAGAACGCTACATATACGGCATGGCAAGCAGGCAAGCTATTGACGCCGCTAGGGCT